AGCCGTACCGATATCCCCACCGTACTCGCGGTAATAGAGCCAGATACCGGTACGGCTGCCGTAGGATGCGCCGTGGGCAAAACTGCGTAGGATTTCGCATCCACCACGGACAGGTTTTTGACAACCGATCCGGCCGACTGGAGCTTGATGCCTGAGTTTCCATAGGTGAAAATCGTTGTGGCAACTGGCCCGTCGCCTTCGATAGTTACAGAATATGCCTCGGCGGCGCTGGTGGTCCACAAGGTTTCGAGGCGGTACGCGCCGGCCGGGAAATAGATATTGCGGTGCAGCACCTCCATGGCGACCAGGGTGGCGTAGGCATCGGTAACGCCATCGCTTTTGACCCCATACCACTTGACGTTGACCGGCCCCTTGTAATCCCAGACCCACGCCTCGGACCCATCTCCGCCAGTAGGCACGATGATTGATCCGCCATTGTCCACATAAGTGCCTGGTGCCGCGCCTGTAACCCCGGTCCGCAATGGACCGCCGTTGTTGTCGCCAAACGTGTAATACCCTTGGACCTGGGCAACCTGTCCACTTAGTGGCGTATGCCCTCGCAGGTCGGCAATAGTTTTAACGTTGAGGACTTCCCCAGGGCCGCTAAGATCAGACGGCACATAATAGACCTGCGCCCCCAGGGAGTTCAAAATCATCAGTGAATAATCCCCATCGGTCAAAACCGTTACCGGGTCGCCGTTGTAAAGGGGGACCCCCCCAGCTCCCAAAGTAAGGGGCTGAGATACTGCCGTCACCGTTCCGGTTTCGTCCTTGACATAGATCGTTTTCCGGTTGGCTACCACTGTCGGGTCCGTGTCTGGGTTGCCGACATACATGGTGCCAGAGCCAAGAGCCCCGCTTTTGCTCGGATTTGGAAAGTATAAGGCGTTGTTCTTGACGACGTTGTAGGCCTGGGCCTGCGTGGCAAAAATGATGCAAAATAGTAGGGCGATGATTCGTTTCATTGATTTTCCTCGTTGGTGATTGATGCAATGCCTATTGACGATGCTATTCCGGGAAACTGACTGCGAAGCTGTTCAATCATGACTTGCTCAGGTTCTGACTTAAGAGCGGTCCTTATTGCGGCCCCGGTTTTTACCGGTTCGGCCATCTTAGTAAGAGCTCCCATCAATATTGCCCCCCCTGGGACCTTTGACGATATGGTGGCAAGGCCCAATTTGTTGGCCAAATCAAGAATAACACTGGCAGACCCTTTTGGGACTGCGCCAGATGGAGGGATAAGCGCCGAAGAAATTTTATCAATATTTTTTATGCTTTTCAATGCCTCTGGATTGCCGGCAAAGATCTCTTTCAATTTCGGTTCTCCAATATTTTTAATTCGCCGTTTAAATGCTGTCGGGTTGAAAATCTTCACCCCGCTTATCTGCCGTGATTCTGTGCCGAAACCAGAGTCTATTAGATCCATTAATGTTGTTGCCTGGAGGGAGGCAACCGCCTTTCCCCCATCCGGAGAACTCGTCAAAGATCTCATCAACTTTCTGGTATCTTCGATAGGTGAAGCCTTCCCGACCAGTTTACTGTAAACCTTGCTCGCCTCTATGATTGGCGTCACCCCATCTTTTTTCACATCAACAATTTTGCCGATGAAAGATTGTGGGCTGAATTCTGTCTTTATTTTGCGGACGGTATCTCTCGCTTGAAGCAGTGGTTTGACAATATTTTCAGACACCCCTTGCTCCTGAAGCGTTTCTCCCAGCTCAAGAACTTCTCTGTCGAGTGCCTCCTTAATGGGGCCAATCGCAACATCTGAAGCCCCAGTCTGGTCCCCCCTGCTGATAGCGTTCAGGGTTTTCCGGAAGCGCTCGAAATTGTCGATAGATAACTGCGTAGGGGTGAAGCCTTTTTTTACCGCGTCTTCAGTTGGTTCTTTAAGCCCGTACTTTGTCAGGATCTTGTCCAGCGACTCCATGGCCCCCGGCGCCGTGATAGCCAAGTCCTCAAAAAGATCGGCATCAGGTATAGATTCCGCCAAATCATCGGTGAACAAAGGTAATCCGCCAATATCCTTCGCGTTCTCCGAAGCTGTCCGGTAAAGCTCGTTTTTTTGTGTCCTGAGTAATTTCTTTTGCCCGGTTAAAGAGTCCTTGATCAAGCCCCCGGTTTCCTCAATATCGGGGTCGATCCCGAGGTTGTCCCGCAATTTTTTCTTAATGGCTTCGCTTTGTCGTAGCTTGAATTGCCTGAACGGTTCGGCGGAAGTATCGGCCCCTGATTCCAAAAGTCTATTTTCAGTAGCAAGTTGCTCAAAGTTTTTTGACACTTCTCCTTTGGTTGCCGGAACCCCCTCAGATTCAAAAAGAGCGGCCCTTGCCGCCTGGTCCGGCTTTGCCCCTGATTGTCTCGACAACAACTCGACGGCATCATCTGACAAGTCATCAAAGGACATTCCGGCCTGGTCAAGAGCTTGTTGTAGTTCGATTGTCGGACGGCCGGACGCGTTAAGCATGGGCCCTTTTGGTGCGGCCCCGGTCACTTTCTGGAATATTTTACGGCCCAGCTTACCAAGCACAGGGAACAAAACCTCAGCACCCATGGAAATGCCCGCGCCCATGCCCGCGCCGGCCACCCCCGGCCCGCCTTGCCCACGTTCCAACACTCCGCCTTCCGTGGCCCCAACAGCCCCAGAGGCAAGTACCCGCAAAGGTAGAGATGCAATATTGCTCGCGGCAGCACCAGGGACCAAGAAAGGAGCAGCTTCACCCGTTATTTCTCCTGCGGTTGTGGTGTAAGGCCGGGCGTCTTTGAGCGCCCCCATAGCGGCCTTTTCTGTTTCGTCGGCTTGGTCGACAATGCCGAGGCCCCGGCCGACATTATAAAACCCACTCCCGGCCCCTATCATAAAGGCTTGTAGCGGGCCGATGTCACCGGCAAGTTCCGCCATTGCTTCCTGTCGAGTTTGGCCTCTCGTTGATCGCTTCCCAAGGGATAACTCCCCTCGCTTGGCCAGCTCTTCTACAATGGCTTTCTGCCGATCCCCAAGAGTGCCGGCGTGATATTGGGCGACGAGGCCGGAATAGTCAGCCGGAACTGGGGTCGGAACCGGGGGCTGTTCGCTAACAGCTTCCCCCAGATATGCACCAGGGTCAAAATCACCCGACTCAGGGGGAGCCGCAGTAGGCGACTGATCGCTCAAGTATGCGTCCGGGTCAAATTCTGCCATTATTGCACACCAAGTTTTGCTTTGATCTTTGCTGACCTCGGATCACCTGGGTTGCTGTTGGCCCAATCTAAGGCCTGCTTGTCGGATGGAGAAAGTTTGGGGGATGCTCCGGCAGCCGGGTTTCCACCCAAATATGGATCAACCCCTCTTGATCTCATCTTCCGGCGCGTCTTTTCCAATTCATCGTCCACGCTCTTCATCCTCATCCGTGCGGCGGCTTTTGTCTCATCTAACAAGGAGAGCATGTCCTTGACGCTCAGATTCTTGTCGTGGATCTTTTCCCACTTGTTTTGCGCGGTGGCAGAGAGCTCCGCAATTGACGCCGTTGACCCGGTAGCCAGCTTGCCTATCTCGGATTCAATTTCGGCCAGATACATGTCATACTTTGCTTGCAACGGGCTCCCCTGTATTTTGCCTCGCATCGCCCGCAAAGGCACGTTCATCAGTCGCGTATCATACGTTTTGAGGTCTGATGACAGAGCGTGGACTTTATCAATCTGCTGCTCGATGTTACTGACAAAGCTACCCATAGAACTGGCCTGCTTTTGCAACAAGGTGATAGCGCCGCCGATAGCCTTGGTGTCGGTCTGCGTCCCGACAACCTCCAAAGCTGCATCAGACGGCCTTTTATTTGGGTCAGCACCAGGAATCAAAGTCGCGGCGTCAAGCGCATTTCTGGCGGCGCTTTTGGCAATTTGCATCCGGATTTTAGAGGCCTGTTTTCCGTGGCCAAGCGCAGGCATTTTTCCGGTCAGATTGACAATTTGGCCCCAGGTGTCAACCTCTTCTTGAGTCATGCTTTCAATGTCAACATCGGAGCCTGAAATCTTATTGTCATAGGCCTTAATAATTGGGTCATCCGGAGAAAGGCCTCGGTCAAGATACGCCTGCCTCTCGCCTATCGCTTTTTTAAGGTCACTTGGCGCGTATTCTGTTTTTTGTGGTTGATCGTCAACAGCCTTGAAACGTGCAAACTCTTCCGGGTTTTCCTTCCACCGCTCGTAATCAGACGTTGGCCCTTTGGCTAGCAAACCTTCAATCGGAGATGCTGATGCCGTACCTTCTGGGGTAATCGTGACCAGCTGCCCGTCAACCACCTGTGTCTTTGGCTGCTCGATCTTCTGGGCTTCCTTCAGCGCCTTGTATTTGTCTGGGGCGTGGATGGCCAGAAAAAGTTCTGCTCGCTTTTTTGCCGCTTCAGGGTCCAGCTGATCCTTTTTGACCTGTTCAATTTGGTTTGTTGGATCGCCGCCGGCTTGCGCCACCTTTTCCGCGTGCTCAATCCCCACTTGTCCGGGTGATTCCCCAAACAAGACCCGGGTGGCCGCTTCGATGGCGTCGGCCTCTAGTTCCTCATTGTGGAAAGATGAAACTTTTTTGATCTCATCGGTAAACCATGGGTTTTTGATGGCAAGATCGTAAAGTCCGTCATGGTCCCCGGCTTTCGCCATCTCGGCCGCTTTTTGACGAATCTTAATTTTGCCCTTCTCGACTGATTTGCCGCGCTCGTATTCGGCCCTCGATTCGACTCCTTCCATCAGGGACGTGAAGCCTGGGAGCCCTGAAGCCGGTTCGATGTAAAAAGGATTTGCCATTATATTTCACCCCCTGCCGCGTCTTGTTTGCCGAGCTGCGATACTACCGTGGACAGTGCGGAACCCCATCGATTTCCCTGGTTCTGTAAATTTTGCTGTTGAATCTGTCCACCGGCAATGATTCCCTGGGCCTGAGTCTCGCCTATCCCCGTCATAGTAGAGGCTATCTGGTTTGCGTTGCTGGGCAGCTGGGCAAGCCCTTGCAGCCCGGAAAGCTGCTGATTGTACGATTCAAGCAAAGCCTGTGCTCGCAGGTCTGAATTATACTCATACATGGCACCCTGAACATTCCCAGATCGTAGGCCGCCGGTTGCCGAAGCGGTTCGCAAAAGTGCGTTTTCTCCCTCATTTTTGCCGCTCATGATGGCAGCATACAACGGGGATGCTTTCGCCCTCTTGATCAGTTCGGCTTGGCTTCCTTCTCCCCCCTTGAGGCCTACCAGACCCCCAAGTTTAGTGAGAGCTTCTTGCCGGAACTGCTGGGGAATTGCTTCAACCTCTTTCAGGTAGTTCAATGCTTCAGTCTGCGACCCGGCCGCCGTTTGTGCCGCGTCTCGGGAAGCATCTGCCGCTTTATCCGATGCTTTACTTGAAAAATACCCCCCTACCAAAGCCCCGCCTACTGCTGCCGCTGCTACCCACATTACGCCACCTCCCTTATCTGGAAACCATCTTTCCAGCCTTTTTCGATCCCTTCGTTGATTATCTGGCAGATTGGCACCGGGTAGCACCGCAGGTCTTTTCCGAGCATAAGAACGGGCCTGCTAGCCAGGTGGTAATCGATATTCCCCACAGTCGGCGCACTCATCAATGAAATATGCCGACTTTCGCAGGTCTGGAGGTACATCCCGTAGCTGGTAGACTGCTCAATTTCCGAGCACTGCACCGGGCTGTATTGCTCACCGAATTCGTCCATGAAGGCCTCGTAGAGGTCAGATTGAAAGAGGGCCTGCTCTCCTTCATGACGCCAATTATTAAACATGGTGCGGATTCTGAGCATGGAGAAATGCTTCTTGTATTCATCATAGAAATCATGAATCCAACCCAACTCATCAAGGCTTTGAATTGAGAACATCGCGCAGCCGGCAATGAGATTCTTGCTCTTGATGTTTTCCAGGGCTTGGAGCTTCTGGGCGAGGATCTCGGGAGAATAGTTTTTGGGATGTTGCATGGAGCAGGCAAAGGCATAATTTCCGGCATTGTCCACCCATGCCGGGTTTAGAGTCTTCTGGAAGAACTCATCATCTGCAAGGTTGATCATGTTGGTGATGGTCGACGGACGCCAGCCGGTCAAGAATGCCGTTTCGACTATTTCGTGATAATCTGGGTTTTTGGTCGGCTCGCCGCCGGAAAACATAAGGCCAAATGGTTGTGCCTGCATCTTTCGGTATGGCTCATATAGAAGCTGGTTCAGGAAGGGCAGGCCATGGATCTTGTCTCCTCCGTAATAGCACCACGAGCACTTCATGTTGCACTTGTTCTCGATGTGCACAATGATGGAGTTGTTCCGTCCGTTCGACCCGTATCGGTAGAAAGCCGAAAAGTGATTCCACGACCGCTCAACCATCGATTCAAAATCGCCGTGTTCCGGGCAGGTCTTTTTCATCCATGCCTCTTTCCCGCGCTTGAAGATAAAAGCTCCGATCTTACGGTAGCATGTCGGGCACAAAGAAATCGTGTGTATCATGTCTCGGTCCTATATTGGAGGGTTATACCTATGTCAATATTGCCAGCGATGCGGATTACCCGCAATGCCAAATCTCCAGTTCCTGACACCGACGTGCCGGCCGGACTTGTCAGGGCAACGTCAGTCTGAAATGCTACATCGTTTGCCGTCACCGCCCCCAGGTGATAAGCATCAGAGCAGATCAACTCATTTGGGAAAAAATGCTCTCCGCTGTGGGTTGGGTCAGCCGCAAGGTCCTGGTGCCACTCTTTCAAGAGGACAAAATCGCCGTCCGTGGCGTCCACGTTTTTCAGGTATCCTAATTGGATATCGCCGCGAAAGGCGGTGTCGGGGTTGAGGTCCAGGTGGATGCTTGACACTTGGATAAGGCCGGTCAAGGTGTGGGGAAAATTCACCGTGTCGGATAGATCAACCAAAATATAGTCCGCTGATGCGCCAAGATTTTCTATGCTCAGTTGCACTGAAAATGTTGCCACCGGGCGTTGGCTTACGGCTACCGCATAGGCTCCACCTTGTTCGATCATCGCCGGCTCATTTCCGGTGGTGTCAAATAACGTCGTCCTGAGTTGAGTATTACTGTTGACGCTGATCGCGGCTTCTAATTCCTCTAGCGAAACTTTCAGGTTTGAGCCGTTTGTCAATGCCACATTTGAATAAGCCCCGGCGGCGGTTTTACCTGTGAGGATTGCCCTTGTAATAGCCACCGGGTGGTCATCATCAATGACATAGTTTACGGGGTGGACATGGCCCTCCTCGGCCATAGACTTCAGCAGGTGCGTAGAGACCACGAATGTCGTTTGGAGAGTCCCTCCATTGGTATATTTTACCCGAAAATATTGGGATTCCAACGTGGACGGGTAATGATGCCCATTCGGAGCGTTGGCCGTGGGTGTAAACACATGGGCGTGGAGGACATTCACCCCGTCGTCACTGAGTTCAAATCTTAATCCATCAGCGGCAGCATTGTGGCTTGTAATCACCACGGCAATGGCCTGGACATATCCATCTGTATCAATCCAGTCCCCCGTAAATGTCGCCCCGGCGGCAAGGGGAGTAGTAGTAGAGTTGCCAGTGTCGGCAAATTTTCGTGCTTGAAGGGTGGAGATTATCGTGTCCTGCTTGTCCTCAGTCGCTGGGTTGATGATGTTGCCGATGACATCCAGCAAGAATATCCGTCTAAGCAGGCTCATTTCCAAAACTCCGTTGCATTCCAGACGGTTTCAAGGGTTTCGCCATCGAATAACGTGGTCAGCGGAACCGTTTCTGCCTCCGATGGGGTAAGGGTAACATAGTTCAAGGCCGTTCCTACATTTTTAAGGATCAACTCCCTTCCTTCCGCGCCGGCCGGCAGCAAAACCGTAATGGCCCCACCGTCCGTGTCACAAAAGATAACCCTGTCAAGGGCGGTAACTGAATACGGTGAGTCGGCCGCTGTAATTAGGACGGTGTTTTGGCTTTGGCGGTCAATCGTTTCCGATAAAAACTTAAAGTTGTAGGAAATACTTAGGTAGTCGGATAACAAAGCGGCCGGCCACCCTGACAGCTTCGCAAGTTCAGCCATTCCAAGGTGCAGGCCTTTCAGCTGCTCTTTAACGGTTTGGGTTGTCATGTGGCTGTTATTTCCAGATTGGCAAACGCCATCCGGGATTTTGTGGCGCCCCTGAACTTGAACCCGGCAAACGAATTGAAATACCCTAGACGACGGAGTATAAACTTAGCCTGGTAGTCCAGCGGGTCCCCGTAGGCCATTGAATACTCTTTGCCGAAAATATCCCCGTTCTTTGAGACCGATATGAATACCTTCGCGTCATCAATCGTATTTCTACCGGGGATCGTCTCAATTTTCAATTCATCGACGGACATGGCTTCAAGGCTTACAAATGGCGAATAGAGGATAAACTCCTGTATTTCATCGTATTGAGCGAAAGTGGTGTTGTCGAGATAGCCAAGATTCCCGCCGGTCCGATCGCCAACAATTTCCTTGCCGGTTCTTGGATCGTGGACGCAATTTATCCCCCCGTAAACCATAGCGACTTGAGCCCCAGATTGAAGGATGGACCAGGCAAAGTCTACGCCAAAAGTGTTGGCTATCTCCCTGTTAAAGCACAGGGTTTCATTCGGTAGATGGACAATTATAAAGGTGGTGCCGTCTTCCTTCCTGCCCTCCATCCGCATGTCACTTAACTCAGATTCAGGGTATGCGGATAATATCTTGTCAATTTCCCTCGTTGATATCTTTTCCGCGGATCCAGTCCCGATGACATGAACGCCAACCGCTTCCTCTTTTCTGCCCCCGGTGATATACCAATCGCCCCCGACTTCGCACTTTGCGTTAGTTGCAACAATACCGATTTTTATGGCCCGTTCTTCGACTCGCTGAAAAGCAAAATTCTCGGTGGCCACATTGACAAAATACTCGGTGGTGTATCGGCCAAAGACAATGCCCTTATTGTCCTGAGTCTTCCCGACACCAAGAGAGACATCAGGCATAAACTCGGCCGTCGCAAAGCTCAAGGCGTTAATTGCTGCCTCGTTGGTGAGTTCGGTGTGGTACAGGTATTCACCATCGGTCAAAAAGTAATATCCGTCAATCCAGGTGCCGTCAATCGGTGTGCCGATCCCTGCCGCCGTGACTTTATCCAGGCCAGTGGAGGCACTGTATAGGTACATGCTCCCGTCAACAATAATGGCCTGCGTGTTGAAGCTGTAAGGCAATGCGGCTTGGCGCGTACCGGGGATGTCTCCCAGCTCAACGACAACTCCGTCGGCTCTTACACTGATCAGTTTTTCCCCGGAGATCCGAAGGTGTCTATTCTGCCGGTCATTGTATACCCCGCCCCGATCCGCCCCGATACCAGTGCCAAAGCTCGTGATCCCTGGGTAGGAAATCATGTACCCGTTGCCGCCCAGGATATCTTTCTTGACGGCGTACATATTCACCGGCAGCGCGTCCAGGTAATCCACGTTGGGGTCTACCTTATCCCCTCTGATGAGGTTGATCTTCATATCTCGGCAGTGTTCAGCTTGAAGTTTATGATCCTGGTGATCTTCCTTGCCGCTGAAGAGGTCACAATGATTTTTACCTGGAGCAGGGCGTCAGAATCTTCACCATTGGTCCCAACCGCGCTCACTTGGTAGGCTACTGCTGTGTCGGTGTTCGAGTCGGAGACAATCGTCAACCCGGTGTTGGCCGTGATCGTGTAAGAGCTGATGGTCTCCCCGTCCTTTAGCCAGGCGGTGAAGTCTTCGGTGAAGTCGTCAATATCCCCGATGTACATCGTATTGGTGTAGCTGCTAAGCGGGGCCTCGTTCATCGTTTCATAAAAGCGCTGGCCGCCGGCAAATCTATTCTTAGACCCTACTGGATGCCGGGACGGGCGAAGAGTTCGCTTAAGCGGCGCGGACCGCGTGGACAGGAATGCAAATGCCGATTGCGCCCGGGCAAGCAACGTGGCGGATGGCTGTTTCCCGAAACTGTCCAGCAGCCGGGCGGCCAAACATAATTGGAAACTGGACCAGTAGCGCCGCTCGATGTTGTGCGGCGTGTTGAGGTCTGGATTTTGCTCGAAAGCATACCCGACGCCGACACTGTTAGCCTCGAACTCGGCGGCCATGTTCTCCAGGGCACCAAGGGCGAGCTCCAAGTCTTCCGGTGTCGGCGAAGAGGTAAGCCCGGATATCCGCAACTCAGAATAGGCCCCGTTGATGATATCGACTTTGGTGGTCACTTGCTATGGTCCTTTCTGGGCCGGCCAGGGCGGGGAAAGTTTGACGTCTGATGCCCGAACGTAGCGTGATGGGCCTCGACCTCGGGCGGTTCGTCGCTGGATACCTCCACCTCGACCTCGGGCGGTTTTCCATAGTTGACCGCGGCGTCCTTGGTCAGGAAATAGTTGCCCGATTCCACGCTGTGTTCGAATCCGTACTCGCTGACTTTCACCGGCTGCCCGGTGCCTTTCTTGAAAAGAACGATAGCCATTATTTTTCCCCCGGGATGAATTTTGGGTAGATGCTCAGGTGCCGTAATTCCAGTGATTCTTTTTTGTCGCGAGCAGCGAGGGAGTCGGCAACCATCCCGACTATTGACGGGCCGAAGGTAAATTCCCGTTCCAGTTCGCCGGTCCACCGCACGGTATTGGTTGCGGGGTCGGTAACGAACCCAAGTTTTTTAACCTCTTCTTCGGTGAACGAAAGCTCTTCCCGCGTTTCCCTGACCAATTTTAGGTTAAGAAAAGACCCCGTAACGGGGAGCAATTCCAACACTGCTAATCTCTCTGCCACATCCAATTTCATTTTTTACCCGTTATTCCCGGCAAAAATGGCGGAAGGTCGCCGGGTGCGACTTTTCGGGCTATAGGCCCTATCCGCCAAAGTGATTTTTAACCAGTGATAGCCTGGGCCGCAATCAAGTAGTGTGGCGTGCCGTCGAGGTCAATTTTGATCGTCTTCCAATTGGCAAAGGTGGCATCCCCCACGGTATTGGCGGAGACCATACCAGAAGCGGTGTCAATCTTCAGCAAGTTGGTGATTGCGTTCCCTGCATACACATGAATAGCTGCGTCAAACGCTGTCGGTGTGCTAGTTCCGTTATTGGTAATATTCAGGAAGTAGCTTGCACCAGCACTGATAGTCTTGTTCAGGTGAGAGTCAAGCCACATCGCAGAAAGCACGCCAACTTCGGTCCAAGTGCCGCCGTCCTCAATCAGCATGTACCCGGCTGAAGGGTAAACGGTGCCGTTGATTGTCCCGTTGTTACAGAACTGGCCATAGACGCCTGAATCTCCGCCGCCGGTAATCGTGAAACCGGAGCCGACACGAGCAACGCCTTGAACAGCCCGAAGCCCTCCGGCCGTTCGGTTAGCTGGCGTGTCTCCGCCGGGCTCGATTTCACAGGTGCAGTCCAGTCCGAACGATTGGGCCGTCAGACCCTGATAATTGAACTTGAACTCGGCACAATATGTGTCTGTGGTCGCTGTGTGCTTGTGGATTTTCAGCGATCCGTCGCGCACATAGACGGCCGGATAACCCTGGGTGCCAGCGGTTACGGATACTGATGTTGCGGTTCCGGTAAACGTTAAGGTCCGAAGCGACCCGACATCCAAATTTGCATCCAAGACTAGAGCCTTGGATGCGGCAGCCGTGCCGGCGGTCACGCTAAGCAATGCCGCCACCGCTGCTGAGGTTATGTTAAGAGTGGTACATTTACCCATTGTGATTCTCCTTTGTTCAGTGTGCCGGGGTTTCCCCCGGCATCAAGGTAGATGGTTAAACGGTGGATACCGGCGGCTGGGCAACACCAACAAGACTTAAGATAATCCACCCAATGACATCATCGACATACAGCAGGATGGCCTTGTCTCCCGCGTCGGCAAAGACGATGGTCGCCCAACCGGTGGCCGTGGTTGGGGTTAAGGTACCATCCCCGCCGCCGTCCGTGGTCAGGTCAATCACCAGCACCTGGCCAGGAACACCGTTTGCCAAGGTAAGCGCCTCGGCGTCACCTCCGGTGGTTTTGGCCACATAGGCGTGAGTAACCGGGATAGCCAGCGAGTCGGCGGCGCTGGTGGTGTTCAGGTCATCGGTGGCGTCCGAGTCGTTGCGGTGGTACAGCTCGCCAAGTCGTAAAATTCTGGACATGATTTTGCTCCTTAAAGTAAGGGGGGCCGAAGCCCCCCGTGAAGGTTAATAGGTTACTGCGCACCCCGCGTTGCTGGGATCAGCAATGGTCACTCCAAACCAAGTGAACAGCCGAAAACGGAAGTTCATCGTCGCGATGTTGCCGTCATACAGTAAATAGACGGCAAGCCCGTTCGACATGGTGTCGGTCAAGACCTTGCCGGCGTTGAACTGCGAAAACAACCCCGCCGGGACGGTGCCCCCAATGACCTCTACCGCCATTTTATCGAAGAACAAATTGACCTTGTTCGTCGCGTCGGTGTTGAGCCGGGTGATGGTGGCAGCGTTGAGGATCTGCGTATTGATGTTGGCGTATGCGGCCTCGATGACTGACAAATTTGCATCATCGGCGGCAATCGGCTTAGGATAGACCTTGATATGGGTCGAGTCGGTCAGCTCGATGACGGTAAACACCATCGGCTGCCCGGTGTTGGTCTTGTCCCCCTTGCCCAGGGCATATACAGGGGTCCCAGAG